ATCCTTAGAGCAGATGCAACACTAGCCGCTGAGAGTCCTAACTTGGTCCAGCGTGGCTTAAAGATGTATGACAGAACTAACCACACGTTTAACATAGGTGCTTCTACTCAGTTAGATGTAACAGTACAGCTAGACTTTGGTGACTTACCTGAGGTAGCAAAGCGTTATACTACTCTACGTGCTACTCGTATCTTCCAAGACCGTGTAGTAGGTTCTAATACATTACATGATTTCCAATTAAGAGATGAGGCACTTGCACTTGCAGAGCTTAAAGAGTTTGACAAGGCAGCAGATGACCACAACATCTTTGACAACTATGACACATATTCTATTATTGATAGGCAGGGACGGAGAACACTCTAATGGCACTCATCAGTCAATCTATTCCTAACCTTATTAACGGTGTATCACAACAGCCACCCTCTCTGCGTCTAAACACACAGGCAGAGCTACAGGAGAATGGATTGTCTAGTGTGGTGTCAGGACTATCTAAGCGTCCTAGTACAACCCATGTAGCTGACTTAGGTGTTATTAGTAACCTAGACAAAGCCTTTGTACACACTATCCGCAGAGATGAGAACGAGTTCTACTCTATGGTAGTAGATACTGCTGGTGTTATTAAGGTCTTTGACAAGGATGGCGTATCTAAGACTGTAACTAATAATGCAGCAAGCTACCTATCAGGACTAACAGACCCTAGCCAAGAGCTATCTGCTGTATCTATTGCTGACTCTACATTCATTGTAAATAAGAATACTATAATAGCCAAAGGTACAGCAACATCCTCTAGCCGTAATCCAGAGGCTCTAGTGTATGTCAAACAAGCTGACTACTCTGCTACCTATAGACTGGTACTCACCAAGGGTGGAAGCACAAGTACGGTAGAGTTTGCTACTAAGTCATCTACACAAGCAGATACGGCTGAGACACAGAACGCAGAGCGTGGTGCCTCTACTGATTTGATTGCACAGAACTTAGCTACATTCTCAGGCACTAGTGTAAGTACAACCTACTACCAGAACATTACTAACGGTTCGGCTGTCACAGGTTTAACCGTCACACTATACGGCTCAGTACTACACATTCAGTCTTCAGATGCTACAGATTTCCAAGTAGAAGTAGGTGACTCACACGGTGGGGACCACTTGCTAGTATTCAAGGATGAGACAGCAGACTTCAAGAAGCTACCTGTAGAGGGACCAGCTAACTTTAGCATTAAAGTGTCAGGTGATAACCAGAAGGCACAGGATGATTACTACGTTACTTTCACTGACGAGAGTGTGTGGAAGGAATCACTAGAACCTTCAGCACTTACACAGCTAGATGCATCTACTATGCCTCACAAGCTAGTGAAGCTTGCTAACGGTAACTTTCAGTTTGACCCTGTAACCTACAAGGACAGGAAAGTAGGAGATGACGATACTAACCCCTTCCCTTCCTTCATTGGCTACCCACTAGCTGACATCTTCTTCCATAGAAATAGACTAGGTGTACTAGCAGATGAGAATGTAATCTTCTCACGTGCTGGTGAGTTTGTAGAGTTTGACTTCTTCCGTAAGTCTGTACTAACTATTGTAGATAGTGACCCCATTGATGTGGCAGTGTCCTCTAACAAGGTTAGTATACTTAAACACGCCATACCCTTTAACGACAGTCTACTCCTCTTCTCAGACCTTACACAGTTTAAGCTTACCGCTGACCCTGTGCTTACACCTGAGACAGTCAACATCTCTAACACTACAGAGTTTGAGGCCAGTCTCAGAGCCAAGCCAGCACAAGCAGGTAAGTATGTGTACTTCGCATCTAAGCGTGGCGCATGGTCTGGTATGTGGGAATACTTTGTAGACACAGACACTGATACTAACGATGCTACAGAGATTACAGCACATGTTCCTGAGTATTTAGATGGTGAAGTAAAGAACATCCAAGCCTCGTCTAATGAGGATATGCTTATCGCACAGACAACTAATGACCCTACAGCCATTTACGTGTATAGATACTACTGGCAGGGTAGAGAGAAGCTACAGGCTTCATGGTCACGCTGGACGTTTGGTGGTGATGTTATAGGTTACTCCTTCAACAGGGCTGATATTACAGTACTTGTTAAGAGGGGTACTAACCTGTTCCTAGAGCGTATCAATCTATCCGTAGACACAGCTACCACCTACACTACTGGTGCCTTCTCTATCCACTTAGATAGACGAGTAACACTAGAGACAGGTGGCACTACTACGCTACCCTACACTGATGCCTCTGTTATCTACATAGACCAGACAGGCGGTATCATACCCTTGTCGGCTGTAGCAGGTAAGCTGTCAGATAGTCAGGTAGTCTTTGCGGGTGTTCCATTTACCTTTAAGTATACGTTCTCTGAGCCTGTAGTTAAGGACCAGAACAAACCTATTACTACTGGACAATTACAACTTAGAAACTATGCAGTAGTGTACAACAACACAGGCTTCTTTGAAGTAGACGTAGCCCCTCTTAAGAGGGCTGTATATACTAGAAGCTTCACAGGACGTATCGTTGGCGGTGCTAACAACATCCTTAACCAAGCCGCTGTGGACTCTGGTACTTACCGCTTTGGTGTACTAGGTAAGTCTTCCAGCACAACTGTAACTCTTAAAAGTAGTAGCCATCTACCATGCACATTCCAATCAGCAGAGTGGGAAGGCTTCTTCGTTCTACGTTCAAGGAGAATGTAATGCAAGGCTATGTGAGAAAAAGTACACAAGAAGATGTAGACTATCTGGTAGATAACTTAAGACCAGAAGATGCACAAGAGGTACAGGCATCACATGGTAGTACAAGAGAAGCGTTACAGATGGGGTTTGATGACTCAGATGAGTGTTGGACTATTATAGTAACAGACACAGAAGAGATAGCAGGTATCTATGGAGTATCTAGGTATGATGAAATGACAGGTATACCTTGGTTACTAACAACACCTGCTATCACTAAGGTGTGGCGACCCTTCCTACGTGGTTCACGTGAGTGGGTAAAAGAAATTAATAACAGGTACCCCCTGTTGACTAACGCAGTGGATGCAGACTATACACTAGCTATTAACTGGCTACGCTTTGTCGGCTTCACATTCATAAAGAAATATGATACGTGGGGTGTAGGAAACAAACCCTTCTTAGAATTTGTGAGGATACGATAATGGACCCATATACCGCACTAACGATAGGTAAATCTGTCGTTGGTTTCATGGAAGCTAAAAGAGCAGCCAGAGAACAAGACGCTCTTAATGCACGTAACTGGCAAGCATCAGCACAAGCCAGAGATATTCAAGTACAGTCATTAAATACTAGAGCTATCCAAGAAGCTGAAGCTGGTGCAGGACAACAGTTTGAACTAGCTATCGCAGCACTTCAAGAAGCAGAGTCCAGAAAAGTAAGTGAGTCAGGTCTAGTAGGCCAGACAGAAGAACTTAAGATAGCTGATGTAGAAGCTAGAAGACTACGTGCTGCAGATGTTATCAATGCTAACGTAGATGCTACACTAACTCAGATAGAAGACCAGAAGCTAGGTGTTAATGCACAGATGCTTAACCGTATTAACAGCGTACCACGGGGCCAACAGCCTAGTCTAATAGCACACACTATTGGAGGAGTTGCTTCTGCCTACGCCGCTGAGAAGGATGTAACTGGCAAGAGTTTGTTTGGTGGATTAAGTAAAGCTAAAGCTGCACCTAACTTTGTAGCTCCTGCATTAGGTAGCACTCCTTCATTAATAAACTCAAACTATTTAGCATCAATAAACCCCGCAATGGCACCTGTATAAGAGGATACTATGGCACAAAGACCACAAGTAAGAAAGTTTCAAGGCCCAACACAGGCCAACCTCAGACCAGTAGCGGCACCTGTTGACACCTACGTTAAGCCTGTATCACAACCACAAGGCCCAAGCGCACTCTCTCAGTTTGTTTCTGCTATATCTCCTGCTATCGAAGCGCAAGCACAGGAACGCAAAGTAGAAAGACTTAAGCGTGAGAAAGAAGTCGCTGATGGTGTACAGAAGAATAAAGAGTTTCAGTTAAAACAGAAAGCCAAGCGTCTCATAGGCCAACTAGGTATGGATTATGTACAGAATGAGACAGCTTATAAAGAATTAGACCAAGACGTAGTACGTAATCACTGGCGCACTCAGAAACAAGACTACCTAGCTGAGTTAGAAAAAGTAAACACTGACCCCCTTCTAATGCAGACCTTTGACCAGAACATGGAAGGAGCATTAGAAACTTTCATGCAGGAAACATTCATACCTGCTAAAGTTGAACATACTCAAAGTGTGTTACTCTCTGACTTTGCAGACAGTATGCGTGATACTAACCTCAGATTAGAACAGGGTCTTATTTCTAAGCAGGATGCTATCGAAAGTATCAGAGAAGATGTAGCTGGCTTTCACTCAGCTAATCCTGATTACTTTAACTTCAAAGATAACAAGGTTAATGATGCGTTAGTTGATTTGGCTACAGCAGATGATAATGTATTCTCCGCTGTTACTCTATACCTACAGAGTTCAGCATCTAAAAACCAATTAAATAAGAGCGCATACGCTGTACAATCTGGAAACATAGAAGCCAAGCAAACTACAGTAATGAATAAGAGGCTAAAGGTACAGGCTAAGAGTGACGCACTAAGTAATGTTATGACTAGTCTAGATACTGACCCGAAGCCTAGTTCCTTACAAGACCTTACTTACACTAACCCTGTTAATGGCGACATCATTAAGATAACAGACGATGAAGCAGAACAAGCTTTCCTAGCGCACGTACAGGGTAAGTCAGTAGGTGAATCGTTTGCACTGATGGCTAAGACAAACTTTGTACCTAAGGCTATCAAAGCTCAAGTAACAGACGCACTTCCATTTCTTACAGGCGGTAACAATCCAGATACTGTAGAAGACTTACAAGCACTAAAACAGGCTTTAGATACTTACGAGCTAATGAAGAACTCTGGTATTGATGTATCCTTCTTAGGTGAGGACGCTGAACCAAGACTACAGGCTTTAAGTGTACTAGCTAGGGACGAAGCACAGGCAGGTACTAGAACTATTGTTACAGATACCTTTGGTGAGTTTGGTGGCTTAGAAGAATATGACATACAAGACTTATCTAGTATAGCCTTAAGAATACAAGGTATTGATACTACACGTACGATGGACAAAGAATTTAAGACTGCCGTATCGGATAGCATCAGTACTAGTTACTTTACCGCAGACCTTACCGATGTATTTAATAAGGGTGAGGTACTAGAAAAAGCAATTAAAGTTGCTAATGTACTTAATCAAGTAGGTGGCTATGAAAGTCCAGAGGCTGTAGCCGCCGCCGCTATGTCTATTGTAGAGGCTGACAATCCTATTGTTAAGTCAGGTGATGGTACTCCTTATGCGTTTGCACACTTAAACACTAACATAGATACGAGCATGGACGTTGTGTCTACTGTTAATGAGTACAATGAACTTCTTCAAAGCTCTACTGTACTACAGGAATACCTCTTTAAAAGTCGTACTATGATGCCAGAAGACTATGTAGTAGCTTTATATCCTGACCCTGTTAATCCTAAGTCAGTAATTTTAAAAGGATATGACTTAAGAAATGGTACGCCTTCTCCATTTACAATAGGCGGTAAGATGTCTAAGACAGATTTGTTTAGCGATAGAAACCAGCTAAACAATCTTATAGGACAGGTAGCTACACAGGAAGACTTTTCCCCTACGACAGCACTAACACCAGACCTTGGTAGTATGTCACAGGGTGCTAGAGATGTTGAGTACCAACTAGGAAAGCAAGACCTTTCTGAGTATTTAGGTGGTACTGCAGGTCCAGACGTACCTTTCTCTGAGTCTGGTATTATGTTGGATGCACAGAAAGCATTGTCAGACTTAGGCTTTAGTATGGATAACCCTATACTACAGTATATGTTGAAGAACACACCAGCCGATGCTATAATGGAAGTAGGTGGATTATTAAAAGATGACTTCCTTACTGCAATCCAAGACTTAGCTGGCACTGGTGAAGTAGCCAAACCTATAGAGTCTGACAAGGTTAGTAGCCTAGTAGACACTGTTGGTGAGACTGTTTCTAACGTAGCTTCTGCTATATCTGATACTGACTTTAGTATAATAGGTTCAGCTAATGCAGCAGTCACAGATGAAATCATTGGAGATGAAGGCTTCAGAGCCGCACAGTATGATGATATGGGACAACCATCAGTAGGTCACGGCTTACAAGTAGCCTCACTAGAACCTGATGAACGTGCTTTGATTGAAGACATTAATAACGTAAAGCCAGAAGAGTCTAAGGCTGTCGTACAGCTAAAGGTACAGAAGACATCTGACTACTTTAGTGATGTAGTAGAGGGCTTCCAGAACTTGCCAGAAGCGGCACAGTCTGGTATGATTCAGATGGGCTACCAGTTAGGTAGATTTAACGTCACTAAAGAGTGGCCTAAGTTTATGGAGTCAATTAAAGAAGCGGCTCAGTATGCTGAAGGTTCTATAGAACAAGGCAAGGCTCTAGCTAAAGCTAAGTTTAATATGCTTTACAATGTGGCAGAAGATGGTACTGTTAAGGCTACTAAGTGGGCTACACAGACAGCAGATAGAGCTATGAAAGTAGCTGACGCTGTAGGTTCTGCGGCAAGTGAAGCTGCTACAACAGTCTTTGAGGCTGTACTTCCTAAGGCACATGCTGATACTGATGTCATTCCAGAAGCAGAACAACTACGTGTAGGTGAGCAACCTACTGCATCTGCTGTTGCTGATATAGCTATGGCTAAAAACCCTGCTGATGCAGCTTATAAATACTACGGTATTGATGAGAACACAGAAGAGGGTGCTAAGGCTGTTAAAGGTTTCTTTGAAACAGCAGTAGGTGATTGGAATCCTAAGAATCAAACAGTAGAAGAGTTTGCTACTAATCAGGCATGGTGTGCTGCGTTCTTAACACAAGTCTTACGTGACTCCGGTATTGATACAAAGGCTCTGTTTGGTAAGGATAAGTTTGATCAAGTTCGTGCTAAAGCTTACACCAATGTAGGTACAAAGGTTGAGAATACACAAGCTAAGGCTGGTGATATTATGATTAAACAGCATACCAAAGAAGAGCGTAAGAAGTATAAGCTAGGCTTTGGTCATGTAGGTATCGTAGTAAAAGTAGAGGGTGATGAGGTATTCTTTATCGGTGGTAATACTGGTGATAAAGTAACTATGTCATCTTACAATATGAAAGACAAAGCCGTAGATATCAGAAGACTGCAAGGTGCATCTGACATTCCTACGGAATCACTACCTTCTATGCTTCAACTAAAAGCAGGTGTGTATACTGATAAACTTGTTAAGAAAACTAAGAACTTGTTTACTAGTATGTATAAAAATATCTTTGAATAAAAGGAAAGCTTATGGCTGAAAATACCTTTGAGAATACTCTAGAAGAGATGGGGTTTGGGGGCATGTCCCCCGCCCCTACAGGTGGTAGGTTTACTAACCTTGAAATGGAAAAGGCAGCCAAGAAAGCTAAAGAAGAATCAACAGGATTTCTGAGTGGTTTTGTAAATCAACAGCTTTCTGAGGGTAC